TTCATTAATTGTTTAGTTAATATTCCAAGACATGGAGGACCATCTTCAAACTCTACTCCACCACCAGATAGTTCATCTGCAACAATTCTTTTTTGTATATCTTTTAGTTGTGCTTCTGTTTGTGCATTAGCTTCAACAACTTTCAAAAACATATCTAATTGCATTTCTTCACCGCTTGGTAATAATGCTTTTCTAGAAATACTATTGTAAGGTAAGTTTATAAAATTACCGTTAGTCTTTTCACCATCAGCATTCTCTCCTAGTGAAGTTTGTTTAGGAAATATTTCTGTATTGATTGGTAGTTTAAATAAAAATAAAACCTGTTCTAAAAAATCTCTTATCGCTTTTGTTTTTACAAACTCAGTGGTGAACACATATAAATGTAGTCCACCACTCTTCGATAGGACAGGTATTATCGGAAGCTTTTTTTCTTGTATGATGTCTAAATAAAATTTTCTATCTATTGGATATTTATCAACATCAATTGCACCAAACCTAGCTTTACCTTCATCAGTACATGGTTGTATACCAATAGATTTAACACCAGATAAGTGATCTAAATAATCTTGTTCGACAACAGGTATTGAAGACCACTCATGTGGATATCTTTTCTTTCCTGTTTCTGCATCTACAAAACCTTCAGTTGTTTTGCAAACACCATAATTTCTTTTTAATCCTGTAAAGTACTTTATATATTCCTGCATTTATTTCTGTCCTATTAATAATTTCTAAAGGCGCCTCCAGTCTCCCTTCAGCGCCTCTGTAGCTACATTCCTCTAGGGAATTAGATAATGTCTTTAGTATTTTTGTTTTCAACTTTATCATACGTAGGTTTAGCAGAACCTTTAGAAACTTCTTTCTGTAGATTCTGTGCCATAGTATAAGCTTCTGCATCCATACCTGTAGATACATCTAACATTTTTACTAATGATGGTTTGTACACATGCCAACTTTTATCACCCCAGTTTTTTCCAACTGTCTTTAAGTTGAACACTGCAGTGTAAGCCGCCGGTTGAAATGTACCTTGGGAATCTTCCATTCTCAAGTTAGCAATCAAGTTGTTTAACTCTCTACCTGGAGTTAAATTAGATGATCTCATGGCAATAACAGCTTTTCTAAACTCTTTACCAACTATAGCTATTACATAGAAATACATTGTTTTTTCTACATAGTTACCATTAGGTAATCTGTATCTACCATTCTTTTCTTCTACGGCATCTGTAGGTATCTCTAAATGAGTTCCTACTGGAGCAGCTGCACTGTCTCCTCTTTCTTGCCATTCCGGAAATCTAGTTTGAGTATGAGCAACAACTATATCTAGTCCCTTCTCACCATCAATTAAATTTCCAAAACTACCAGAATAGATCATTCCAGGTTTTGCACCATCAACGTATTTTGCGTTTCTTGAGTTACACTCAGGTGATAACTGATGAAGTATTTTTAAAATCGGTGTTGATACATCATCCGATCTTAACTCTTCAGTTCCTTTACCTGAATCAGCTCTTAGGTTTATTGTAGATAATGCACCTGCATTATCTTTCTTTACGATTGTACTTTCTGTACTCATATATATCTCCTATTATTTAATCGTTATTATTTATTTTTTAATTTAGTCTGACTTCCGTCAAACGTACTAAATAGATCTGAAGGGATCTCATTACCTTTTTCTTTGTAATCCTTCATCACTACTGTGAGTGAAGCGTGGTGAACCTTCTCGTCTTGAGTTGGTTCATAGCCACGCTCCCTCGCAAGGCCAGCATATTCGACAGCCTTGTTATCTTCGCCTTGGCCAAATGTTACTGTAATATTATTTTTTACAATATCACCTAAGCCATTGTCTCGAAGCCATTGTATCGCCTCCGGTTTTTTATCCGCTCTCATTGAGGCACTATAAATTTGTTTAATTGTAAGTTCAGAACCATCTTGTAGTTTTAAACTTTTTAAATTCATGTCTTCCATTAACTTTGGAATAACCACACAACTATAATATTTTTCATCTTCTTTCAAATCCTTAGCTTGATCTTCTAATGATTTAATTCTAGATTGTAAAGATTTTAATTTCTCTACTTCCTCTGATAATTTTTTAGGATCAATAATATCTGATTGATCGGGTGCATCTGCTCTTAAATTTATATCCATAATATTTCCTTTCATAAAAGGTATATAGGATTATTATATTGAAATGTCAATACTAGTTTTGAAAAATATTTATCTCTAGTGGATAGTAAGTTTTTTCTTGTCTGTCCCATTTTAACAACTTGTATTTGCCGTTGGTCATATCAGAAACAACAGAACATGTCACTCCAATAATAGCAGGATCACCAGATAATAATAAGTAATCGTCGGTTGTAAAATTTTTTAGTTTATCTCTAATTTGAAAAATTAATGGACCAGGAGAAAAAATCATTTGAGCTTTTGCAGGAAGTAGGACCGTAATTTCACCATACTTTTGTGCACCCATAACATTATATTTGGGTTGACCGCTTTCTCTATCGACAGGTATGTCTTGTACTAAATAAACTTTGCTCATTGACTTTTATTCTTTTAAGTATTATATAACAAATTAGAAAGAAAAAGCAAATGAACTACAAATTTAAAACTAAGCCTTATGGCCATCAATTAGATGCATTAGAAGCATCTTGGGATAAAGAAAATTTTGCGTACTTTATGGAAATGGGTACAGGTAAATCAAAAGTATTATTAGATAATGCAGCAGTATTATATGATAAAGGTTTGATTAATGGATTGTTATTAATTGCACCCAAAGGTGTATATAAAAATTGGTATGATTCTGAAATACCTGTTCACTTACCAGATCATATAGAAACAAATATTGTTCTTTGGAAAACATCAGATAAATCAAAAAAACAACAGTTGCTTTTAAATACTTTGTTTAAATCAGGTACTCATCTAAACATTTTAATTATGAATGTAGAGTCTTTTTCATCTGGTAATGGTTCAGAATTTGCATATAAATTCTTATCTGCACATCCTAAATCAATGGTTGCTATTGATGAGTCTACTACTATTAAAACACCTACATCTAATAGAACTAAAAACATATTGAAACTAAGTGATCATTGTAAATATAGAAGAATACTTACAGGTTCTCCTGTAACAAAGTCACCATTAGATTTATATAGTCAATGCCAGTTCCTTGATCCCTGGCTCCTAGATCATCAATCTTTCTACACATTTCGTGCCAGATATTCTATCTGTAAAAAAATTCAAGTCAATGGTCGTCAAGTAGAAATAGTTGTAGGCTACAGAAATCTTGGTGAGTTATCTGAAAAGATAAAACCGTTTTCTAAAAGAATATTAAAAGATGATTGTTTAGATTTACCTGAAAAAAGTTATGTCAAGCATTATGTTGAGCTTACAAAAGAGCAGAAGAAAGTATATGAGCAAATGAAAAAAGAAGCAATAGCTTTTTTAGATGACAAGATGCAATCATCAGCTACGGTTATGACTCAATTAATGAGACTACATCAAATTACTTGTGGACATTTTACTGCAGATGATGGTACCATAAAAGATTTACCTTGTAGTAGGCTTGCTGAATTAATGAGCATACTTGAAAACGTAGAAGGTAAAACTATTATATGGTCCCACTACACACATGATGTAAGAAGAATTATTAAAGAGATAAAAAGAGTATATGGTGATGACTCTGTTGTAGATTATTATGGTGCAACCGATACAGATGCTAGATCAACTAACATTAAAAAATTTCAAACAGATGATAAGTGTAGATTTTTTGTAGGTACTACTCACACAGGTGGTTATGGTATTACATTGACTGCTGGAAGCAACATGATTTATTTTTCAAATGGTTATGATCTTGAGAAGCGTCAACAATCAGAAGCACGTATTGATCGTATAGGTCAAACACAAAAAATGACTTACATTGATATAATGAGTCAAGATACTATAGATGAAAGAATTGTAAAAGCTTTGCGTAACAAAGTTAATATTGCAAATAAAATAATGGATGAAGATTTTAGAGAATGGA